ATCTAAAGCAATTCAAGCAATTAAAGACATTTTCCCATCATTTGCTGACCTTAAAGCAATGTTACCATCGGTTGGAGATTTTTTAAAGTCGATCAACCCATTTAGCAATAGTGATGATGAAGTTGAAGGAAGGGCAGAAGGTGGCTCAGTTGAAGCAGGACAACCATATGTAGTTGGTGAAAGAGGCCAAGAGTTATTTGTTCCTAACCAGCCAGGCCAGATAGTTAACGCACAAAGAACCGCAGAAATGATGAAAGGTGGTAGTGGTGGTAATGGTGGTGGTGGTACATCAATTGTTGTGGCTCCAACCAATATTAGTTCATCTAACAGTTCATCTACTACATCTTCTGGTGTATCTTATATTGGTAATCCAGACCCAATCTTCCAAAGAGCATCATCTTACGCTATATAAAAAAAAGAGGTAGGATTTCTCCTACCTCTTAATCTACTACACTTTACCTTTATCCAGCAAGTTTTTGGAAGTAGTCCATAGTATCATCATCATCATCAGTTTTATCTACTTCAGATGTTGGAGTATTATCGACAGGTTTTGTATCAACTGTAGCATCAGCTACAGGTTCATCTTCCATCTTTTCAGCAACATTACCAACAGTAACAGAACCAGAAAGAACAGTATTAAGACGAGTCTTTAGTTCTTCATAAGACTTGAAGTTGGTTGATGCAGAATATTCTGCAAGACCATACTGTGTTTTCCATACTTCTTCAATCTGAGCATCATTATCAAAAATTGCAGATGGTTTTTCAAACTCAGATGAATCATAGTTCCAGTAACCAGCAACCTTACGAATTTTAAGTTTAAAGTTTGCACCTTCCCAAAAATCAAATGGGTTAACTGGTGATTCATCTTCAAACTCTGGTTGCATCGAAGCCATAATCTTATCAAAGATTTTCTTGCCGTAACGGAACAAGAATACTTTACCTTCATTCTCTGGATGTTTGCTGTCACTGACAACATATATGTTAGAGAAATATTGTAATTTTCTTTTCTGTTTACGAGCGATTTCTTTGTCAGATTCAATACCTGTATTCCAATATGCACTATTCATTTCTGAAACAGGATCTTTCTGTCCAATAGTAGTGAGAGAGTTCTCAATATACCATTGACCAGTAGGGCCTTGAAATGCATGGTTGTATACTTTAGCCCAAGGCATATCTTCACCTTCGACAGCTGGCAAGAAACGAATTACTGCATAACCATTACCAGACTTGTCTAGTTCAGGTTTCCATAATCTATCGTCTTTGTAAGACTTTTTTTCTTGAGGTGCGTTTTGCTTTTGTACTTCGCCAAGTAATTTATCTAGAGAATTGCTTCTCTTTAATTGATCTAATGACATTTAAGTCTCCTTATGTTAACGTATGTTTTTGTATAAATCATCGTATGTTAAATCTGTTCCAACCTTATAAAACTTTACATCAGGAAATTCCTTTTGTAATATTTTAAATTGGTTATCCCAGTTAATCGTGTTAAGTCCACGACTTTCCTCAGGCAGATAATTCTTACTGCCCTTGTATATGTTATTTAGGTTTTCTGAATAACTACTACCATCAAACCCTAACATATACACTTCCTCTGCACCAGCCTTGCAAGCAAGATATAGTGCAGTATTTCCAGCAGACCACCCTCTAGGGTAATCTATCTCCATTACTTGGTCGTCTTTATCAACCCAAGTGATGTATAGTCCAATATCCTTTTCCATCTTCTGTCTTAAATCTTTTTCAACTAAATTTGGATTCTGTGACATTGCATCTAGGATATTGCTTTCAACTAGTTCTCTTGTTTTACCTTGAACTACACAATCTGTTTTAGACAGTCTTGCAGTTTCAAATATTATACCATCACTATCAGCCCAAGCCATTTTCATTAAATCTGCATCAAAGTTTGGTAAAACATTCCAATCAGTAAACCAACATCTATTTTTAAAAGCATACCCTGATTCGTATACTTCCTGTTGCATATTATAGTCTACTGAAACCAAATTGTCAAGAGTAAAATCACGATAAATTGCATTACAACCCCAAGTAGTAAATCCACTAGGATTGACAGGGCCCGATAGTTGAGCTCTTGACTCTCCGTTTCCATAGACTATGTGTCTATTCATACCTTAATGCTTTCCATGATGTAGGAAACAAGTTTTTTGCAAGGTCATCAATCAACCACGAAATTTCTCTTGTTTCTGCTTGTGTGTCATCTTTACATCTAAGATTGCATACACGAGCAAATGCCATCAATGTACCACTCCAATACCATTCAGTCATCATATTTTGTGGTAGAATCATTCTTGCCATCTCAGGCGCCACATCTAATTTTAAAAGGTCATTGTAAGTGTTTACTGCTAGTTTCATTGTAGAAGAAACATCATAGTCAATAGTTTCATCAGACGAACCTTGTTTTTTATTCTCGGCCTTTAATCGCCAAACTTTTGGAACATAAAACTCTGGTTCAGAATCAACATAACGCCTACTTACTTCATTCCACACTAAACCTACTTGATGTTTTACTAATTGTCTTGCAACAAATATTGGAGCTTTAATTCTGAACTGCATAGATGCATGTCCAAAAGGACTCCAATGATTATGTTTTGCAAGATACTTAATAAGTTTCTTATCACCTTCATTTAGTAAACCTTCTGGTTGACCATTCTCTGGTGTTTTTAGTGCTAACCACTTAGACTCTTTAGAAAACGATACTCTGGCAGCATTAACGACTGTTAAGTCACTGCCCATTGAATCAATTAGGTCTACGATCATTATTAGTTCTCTCTTGGTGGCGTGGACGAGTATTATTGTTACTAGGTCTGCGGCCGGGGCGATAACCTTTAGGCCACTCTGGAACACGACTTGCAAGTTTTTTACATCGTTCTGTCAGTTGTGCATTTTCCCTTTGCAATTCTGCACACTCATACTCCAATTGTTTAATTCTGTCTTTAGACTGTGTGTCAGGTTTTTTTATCTGCATACCTTCTAAGACCCCAAAAGCATTTTTAACTTCACCATTCATTACCATATCTCCTTATATTGGTAGTTGTGCTGATTTTTCGACTAAAAAATTTAAATCTCTTGCATTTGCCTCAATCTTTTCTTTGAGTCCTTTAGTAAGTAATCGTGCAACAGATTCGGGTTCTAACTCATTTTTTTGACAATACCAAACAACAGCATCCATGTGAGTTATCTTTTTTTCCAAAGCAACTTTTTCAATTTCTAAGGAAAATATTTTTGGTGTTTGCAATAACATCTTAGGTTTATCTTTAGATTCTTGCATTGTGTGTCCTTTTGTGATTATTGATTATGGAGCTGGTGATAGGAATCGAACCTACGACCTGATGCTTACAAGGCAGCTGCTCTACCAACTGAGCTACACCAGCATTAATTTTTAGCATTGGTCTGATAAAATAACACCAGCCATATTTTTTTCTTCCCACTCTGCAATGGTTTCAACTAGTAAAGGTAGATATTCTTTTTTATCTTTTACAAACTCTTGAACTTCACCATCTTGTGTAACAACGAGAATACAGATTTGGTTTATCTCAATTCCTGTGCGTTCTTCAAACATTTCTGCGTATGCAGCTGTCTGAATATAATATGATTCGTTATATTCATCTTTGCGTGGATTAGTAGATGTCTTAAAATCAATAATAGATAATACACCATCAAATTCAGCAATACAATCAACTCTGCCTGCAACTCTATACTTGTCACTATAAAGTCCTGCTTCTTGAGAGTAGATATTGTCAACACGATCTAAAACATTTTCACGCAACTGTGTAAAGAGTGCATGTGGTAAAAAGTTTTTAGTATGATTTTGCATGTCTTGATTGTTTAAATAATCTTCGCACATGTGATGAACAGCAGTACCACGAGCAGCAGCTGTTCGTGAGATGTAGTTTGCTACATCATTACCAACACGCTTACGCCATGCGTTCAGACCTTGCTTATTGCGTATAGAGAGGACTGTAGTGATTGAGGGGTACTCGTTACCCTCTGGTGTTTCATATAAACGAGTTCCGTCTTTGTTGGTTGCTTTTATCTCAACTAACGATATTGGTTTGTGTGTATGTTGCATTGTAGTTTCCTGCCATAATATTAAGTAATAATTATAACATAGCTATATGTTATTGTCAAGGGGTAAAGGTTTAATTATTCAATGCCCATTCCTAGTTTGGTCTTTTGAATAAGATAGTTACGAACAAATCCTGAGCGAACAATATCTCCAATATTAAATTCTGTACAATCGAACTCGTTCATGTTTTGTAAAATCTGTAGGAAATCCATAAGTCCATTTTTCTCATTAAGCTTAGTCAAGTCAGATTGTCCAAAATCTCCACAGAAGAAAATCTTAGAATTTTGACCTACTCTGGTAATGATGGTGTCCAATTCGTGAAAGTTTAGATTCTGACATTCATCAACAATAATGATACTATTGTCAAAGGTCAGACCTCTAAGAAATGATGTTGATAAAAAGAAAAAACTTCCCTGTGATTTCAAGCGTTCATACAACATACTAAATGCTTGTTCGTTTGGTTGTTCAAACATAAATTGCATCATGTTAGAATATGGTACTTGATAGAGTGCAGCTTTATCTTCTTCATCGCCCGGCAAGAAACCAATCTCTCTTGTAGGAATAAGTGAACGAACCACGATAACTCTATCGAATGGTGTTTCGGGATTTAATACTTGTTTCAA